CCCTCCACACTCCGGACAGGCAACTTTTACCACCTCCCTGACTTTTTTCCATTCCTCCCAGTAAGACGGATACACGCCTTTTGTACACTTTGCCCATACTGGCGGCTTACCATCCGGATACTGAATCTTGTTTGTAAAAATCTCGCTTTCAATAAATTTTTTTCCGTGACAGCATGGGCACTGTTTTTTGCTCGCCGCGCTCCGGGCATAATCCTCAAACGCATACGAAGCCATAATGCGCATCACTACCGGTTTTATTTCTGCCGGAAGTTTTCTTAACGCTGCCACGCGATCACACCGACTGAGAGCGTATTCTGCCAGCAGTTCTGTTGCCCGCTCCCTGTCATTCATACTGATGCCCATTTTCCCAAGGAACGCAGAAAACCCCATCTCAGCCCGATTCTGTGTCATGCCCTGCGCTGCCATCACATCAGTGATACTCAGCGCATCTTTTGACGTTGAGGCCGATGCATCCGTCAGACCCGGTGATTTTGGGGAATAGTATTTTGGTAAATCTTCCAGTTTCATTCTTTTGCCTGCCAGCCATGCGTTATTTCGTAAATTTTCACACCAAGCCGTCCGCCTGGAACAGGCAGACCGCGCACAATATTAATTTCATCAAACTGCTCGTCGTCGATAAGTAGTCCTGCATGCGTCAGCGCATCCAGTAGCGCTTTCAGAATGTTGTCCAGGTCACGACGGCGCTTATCCGGTGGCTCTGCAATAATTTTTATTGTCAGCCTTCCGGGCAGGCTTAATTTCAACCGCTGCTGGCGAACAATAAGCGCTACTGCCCGTCGATAGCGCTTTCCCTCCTCAGATATAAAATATGTGCTGCCACGGCGTCGCCAGTAAGTGTTCACCGTCGGCGGGTAAGGTAAAACCAAATCTATGAGCATCAGTCACCTCTTTTACCCGAGCACGCCAGTCGCAAAGGCGTGATCAAGAAAACGAAAAATTAACTCAACCTGGGACCCGTACTTTTTCTCAAACTCCAGCGGGTCAGCATGAAGTTCGTTGTGGTGCTCCCGGCACAACGGTAGCGTGAAAATATCGTGGGATTTTGTCCCCATTCCGCCCTGACCATGACCAATCAGGTGATGCGGATCGTCGGCTGGCTTACCACAACACACGCACGGCTGTGTCTTTACCCAGCGCGTGTATTTCTCATTTACCCAACGGCGACGTTTAGGCCGCTTCATGAACGATTCAGGAGACTCCGGATCAACGGCTATACTGACCACCGCTTTTTTCTGTGGTGGATTTTGTTGCTGGTGGACGTGAAGTGGCAGCGCAATATTTTTTGTGCGCTGCTTCAGTATGCTGGTGGCGGTCTGCGCTCCCGGAATGATGTCACTCTCACGATATACGGAGCGGATTTTTTCCACCGGTAATCCCAGCGAACGACGCAATACAGACTCAGGAAGCGCATCAGCCACCTGATTGCAGACCGCCCACCAGGATAATTCAGCCAGCGATAATTCACGTTCCTGTGCGCCATTCATTGCATGCCGAATGACGTCAATCATCCAGGCAACCAGATTCTGTTGAGCAAGTTGCTCCAGTGAATCAGATGTCTGCTCCCGCAGGTGGTTGTCGCAGTGCCAGCACAACACCATCGCGCCGGTACCGTAACGGTGAATGACGGTTTCGCTGTGATGATAATCGCCGTGTGGCCACTGGCAGGATTTCACGTGACGTAATAACCAGTCAGACAGTACACCAGCGCCACCCGCAGCACGGATCACCCGCTCATCGCTGAAAAATGGCAGTAATGATTTATCTTCCGCCAGCGGCTGGCGAACGGCAGGTACACCCCCAGACGGCAGAGCACGCATGCTTTTCGGTTCCGGCTCCACCAGCACCCTGCCGCAATGAAAAACAGGCAGTGATTCGCGTCCGGGCTTAAGGACCACCAGGCCAAGTTCCGGCACCAGAACAGGTCGAAGTAATACCCGCACGTTACCTCCAGATACGTTGCTGGAATGTGCGGGACGGACGCGGTGGATGTTCGGAATAAGGGAGCCTGACAGAGATTATCCAGTGACGATAATCGAGGCTGATGGCTTTCTTAACCTCGTATCCGCGCCTGCGGTAACACTGAATCAGCCATTCGGCCTGTTCTTCAGTGCATGGGGGATGCTGGTACCAGTCGGTTTTAAATACGTGCGAATGCCGCCCCCGCTTAATGGCCGGGACGGCTTCAGAATTGTGGGATTTTATACGTTGCGCCATCGGGTTCTCCGGTGACACAGCAGGTGCCAGTTGTTCAGGCTGGCGTGCGAATTGTAAACCAGAATGTCAAGAAAAAACAAAACCCGCAGAAGCGGGTTAAGTGCGGGTGCGTTGAGGATGCCTGACACATCAGAGGTGGCGAGGGATTTCTCCCTCGCCGGGTCTCTTACTTCTCAGATTCGTAAGCTGTGAAGACAGCGACCTCCGTCTGGCCGGTTCGGATTCGTACCTCGCAGAGGTCTTTCCTCGTTACCAGTACCGTTACAACGACGGTAATACAGATGACGATCAGGGCGATTAGCATCGCCTTTTGCTGCTTCATAGCCTGCTGCTCCTTGCCTTTCGGCGCGTAAGAGGCTAATCTAAGTGTGCAAGTCATAGATATGGCCTCAGATTAATGTTAAGCGTCCTGCAAGACGCATAATGTTAACTGGGGCTTTTCTCTGTCTGCCTTACGTCGGCATGCCCGAGGCAGACAGCCTCAAGCACCCGCAGCAATTCTACTTAACTCTCGCTTTACCGCAAACCGTTTTACCCGATATGGGAATGCCCATATCGCAATGAATTCAGTTTCACATCCGATCCATCAAAAACACAACCAGGCAGTAAACGCCCACAACAGAAATAACGGCCAGCGCGCCTTCCATTGCCAGTGAAATATCATCCGACATATTCCCTCCTTTGGTGTTAATCCCGGCGAACGTTTTTACCCCCACCGACAAATAACATATACTAAAAAAGCGATAGCCATAGCAACGCCTGTAATTGCAAATGCTTCAGGCCAGTTCATTGGCGCACCTTCTGCGGCGGTTCAGGTAGAAGCATCCGATTGATTACATCGCATTCAGGGATGCTGATATCATCACCAAGCCATCCTTGACCTTCAGACCAGCATTGCACGTAATACCCGTATTCTGTGTTCACTACGCACCACTGCCCGTCATCCGGCATTCGCTCACTACAGCTTATCCAACCATCCGGAGTTACCGGATGGTTGGTTGACGTTTCCGAGATTTCCCGAAAATTATTGGTTGACGAACCCTTATGTTCCCGAAAGTTTCCAGCCTGAAGCATGGCGGCGCGGTGACACCAGATAATCCAGCCAAGCGCCATATCCCATGCCATGTATTCTCTATCGCCATTTTTTGCTCTGCGGCGATCTACAGATTCTCCGAAACGCTTCTCCATAAATAATTCATAGGCTGCTCGTTCATCCGATACTGCTGCCAGTGATGCCAGTGCAATCCGTGCCAGCTCTTCCGCTTCTTCTGCTGGAAGCACAACGTTGCTACCAGGTCCGTATGTTTCGCGCCACTGCTTGATTGTCAGTAGTCGCTCTTTGGTAATAGTGATCATGCCGCGTTTCCTTCTTTCTTATTAACAATTACACCGTCATATATTTCATTAAGGTGCCCTCTCAACTCCATGCGCCTTAATGCAGATAACATGTAATCGCATTCAACCTGCTTATTTCCGGTAAATGGCTTATCGTCAGGATTACCCCAACAGCAATTACCCTTGGGCCACCCATATACTTTCCGTACTCTTCCGTTAACAACGTGAAGTAATCCCCAGCCAGGTGGTAAATCCTCAATTGAAATAATTCCCGGCTCACTAATAAAGAATCGCCAGTCCCCCATGCCAAGAGAGGGATTTTTACGGAAACGCTTTTTTCTATCTGCCAACAAGTCAGCACGAGAACACTTCGCCTCTATCAGGCATGATGCTGAATTTCTGAATCCCATAGCATCTGGTTGTTCTCCAGTACTGGTTACAGCAACAAAGCGGTCATGAAAGCAAACCTTGAACCCGTTGCGCTTAAGGAACCTGTAGGCAATCTGACAGAGTTCGCGGTGTGTTAACGCCATCTCATTCTCCTTTGATGCGAATGTTTACAACCTGACAAGCCTCTTTGAGTACCCAGTCAACAGCATCTTTCCATGCACCTGTTTCGACGGGTGGATTCTCACGCTTTACCTGTTCATAAAAGCGCACGGCTTTAACTAGTCCTTCTGATGTCACCGGGGCTGGCGGGGCCGTGAATAACGCCTGAATTTCATAGTTCGGTCTGTCGTTACAATCTTCTTTTGTCTGGACATATTTCCAGTCACCAGCCCACTGCTTCCCCTGAAAGTCTGTAACGCCTTTTTTCACGTAGCGATATCGCCATGCCACTGGTTTTGCCTGCCCTGCCTTTTCATGCCCTTCCTGATAATTAATCTCGCTCATTCATCGCCCCACTCATCACAATATGCTTCGACCGGAGTTTTCCCTGCTTCATAATCATCACGCCATGCTTCAGCATCAGCGGCACTTCCACCGCGTAACTCTGCATAATCCATTAACAGTTCATGCCATTCTTCAAAACTGGCGTTATATTTAGTTGAACCAAAATCAGCCATTTTGTCCTTCCTCTTCGTCTTTTATTTCGTGGTATGAGTAATTGCAGTAGTTAAAGAAAATTTCTTTTGCTTCGTCATGAATTTCATCAGGTGTTGCGTCATCATCTACTTCGAATACATCCTCAAAATCTCCACCAGCTATTCCCGTTTCAATAATTATTTTGAATTTTCGCATTTCACTACCGCCATTTGTAAGCGTCGTCTCAGCACCGTCTGGCAGATCCTGAAATTCCTGAGAGAATAGTGGACACCAAATATGGTGGACGCTATCCATGAAATCATTAACCGCAGTGCGTAAAAAAAGCCCTAATTATCCCGTTGAGTTCAAAATCAAAATGGTTGAACTCTCGCATCGACCAGAGATCTCCGTAGCGCAACTCGCTCGTGAGCATGGGATCAACGATAATTTGCTGTTCAAGTGGCGCCAGTACTGGCGCGAAGGAAAACTACGTCCTCCTTCAACAACAGAAAACAACGTGCCTGAGCTGCTCCCGATAACACTTGATGCCGAAGATGTTGTCCCTACAACCTCCCCCCGGTCACAACCTGTAGCTGCTGCGACACCTGAATCACTCAATATCAGCTGTGAAGTGACGTTCCGGCACGGATCACTCCGTCTGAATGGTGCCATCAGCGAAAATATCCTGAACCTGCTGATACGGGAGCTCAAACGTTGATCCCATTACCATCAGGGACAAAGATCTGGCTGGTCGCTGGCATCACCGATATGAGAAACGGCTTCAACGGCCTGGCGGCAAAGGTGCAGACGACGCTGAAAGACGATCCGATGTCAGGTCACGTTTTTATCTTCCGTGGGCGTAA